GATCGAGATATGGCACATAAATATCTCGATAAAGTGTTAAACATTATTGATGAGTATCGATACTGATTATGAAAATCCTTGGATGTACATGGAACGAGCTTTTAATAGTTGCGATGTTCGGGACTACTATGGTTTTGTTTATAACATTACCAATCTCACAAACCAACGACAGTACATTGGGAGAAAGTATTTTTGGCAGCATCGAACGCCTAAGGGGAAGAAACGAAAAGTAAAATCTGAATCTGATTGGAAAAAATATTATGGGTCTTGTCCAGAACTCAAAGAAGAAATTAAAAAATGTGGTAGAGAGAACTTTAGTAGGACTATCCTCTCTCTTCATAAGACACCTGGCAAAACAAATTTTGAAGAGACCCGCCAGCTCTTCGCTTACAACGTCCTCACCGAGTCCCTTGACGACGGAACCCCCGCCTACTATAATAGCAACATCCTCTCAAGGTACTTCAAAAAGGATTATTATGGATCAGACAATCGAAGTGGTTGCAGCGACTCGTGAGTGGGTTATGGATCGCTTAGCAGATCCCGATCTTGAATACAAAGATGCAATGGCTCTCGCTGATGAATTCAAAGAATGGATCAATCCTAAAGAGGACGAGATTGACATTTTGAGTATTCCTGAATAATGAGAAAACTTATGTTTATTACTATTGCAACAACTTCTGCGTCAGTATTAACTGCAGCAACTCTTGCTGTTTTTCCTGAAAAAACTCCAGTAGTTCCTCACCCAGTAGAGGCACCTCCTGCTATTGAGATGGACTACGTTTGTAAAGGATGCGATCTTAATGAAAATCTTACGCTCTCATTTCTTCAGTTGCGCGGAATCCGAGATAAAGCAGCTCTTGCTACTGTTATGGGCAACATCAAACAAGAGAGTAAGTTCATCCCTAACATCTGTGAGGGTGGTGCTCGCGTCTCCTACACCGAGTGTAAGAGTGGTGGGTATGGTTTGATTCAGTGGACTTCTACTAACCGCTATAGAGGTTTGGGAAACTTTGTTAATAAGTATGGTGGAGATCCTAGTACTTTACCAACACAACTTAGGTATATGGTCAACGAACCTCAGTGGACAAGGTATGAACTTTACTTAAAGAGTGAAAATCAGTCTATTGATTTCTATATGACTCATGCATATAAATGGTTGGGTTGGGGTATTCACGGCAAGAGAACAACATACTCTTATCAATATTATAGTCAACTAACAAAACCCGTAAGTAATGTAGCATAAACAATATGGAATCTATCGAACCTTATTCTACAGTTTTAGTGCTGAATAGTTCTTATGAACCTTTGCATTTTACAAATTGGAAGAGAGCAGTTATCCTTCTCTTTAAAGAAAAGGCAAGAGTAATTTCAAGTAGAGTTATCAGACTAGTGCAATATGTAAGAAGACCCTTTATTAGATTTTCTGAGATGTATCCATCCCGTTCAATGATTTACAAGAGAGATAAAAATACATGTCAGTATTGTGGTGCTCAAAGCAAACTCACAATTGATCATGTAATTCCTCGCTGTAGGGGTGGTGAAAATACCTGGGAAAATATGGTAGTTGCATGTTCTAGTTGTAATACGAAGAAAGGTGATAAACTATTAGAACAAACTAATATGAGACTTTGTAAGAAACCAAGAGCTCCCATCAGTAAGGTTATGATGGATCTTGAAGAAACAAAAGTTGGTCAGTGGAAAGATTTTTATTATGGTTGACTTTCCGATTTAAATCAATTATACTAAGTCCATGGTTCAGTAGCTCAGTTGGATAGAGCATCGCACTTCTAATGCGTTGGTCGGGGGTTCGAGTCCCTCCTGAATCGCTTAGGCGAATGTGGTGTAGGGGTAACATCTGAGCCTTCCAAGCTTCAGTCGCGGGTTCGATTCCCGCCATTCGCTTCCGCAAGATTAGCTCAGAGGTAGAGCATCTCCTTTACACGGAGGCGGTCGGCGGTTCAATCCCGTCATCTTGCATATTCTATACAAACGATGTTTTACTTAAAGGATAATTTTCTTTCTAAAGATGAATGTGAGCATTTGATACAGTACTATCATAATTATCCTAAAGATCGTTTGTTGAACTATAATAAAAATTTTGTTGTACGTTTGTGTCGAAGGACTACAGAAAATTTGTGGTTTGATGATTTAATTAAATATATTTCTAAAAAATGTTCTCATCTATGTAATGAAGAAATTGTATGTGATAATATTGAGATAGTCGAATGGTCTGTAGGATCTTATATGAAACCTCATAAAGATGGTTTAGATAGATGCTCAGCAATAATTTATTTAAATACTGACTTTATTGGTGGAGAAACTGGGATAAGATTTAATGATACTAACGCTCAGGAAATAACTATCCAACCAAAACTCGGCAGATTAATTGCTTTTACTAATGGGGGCGATGACGGATATTTTCATTGGGTGAATAGAGTAAGGGAATCTAAGAGATATACACTTTCTTTTTGGTTTGTCCCTCCTAAATAAAATCATTAAAGTATTTGTATCATGATTACTGTAAGGTGTAAAGAGTGTAACAAGGAACTAACAAGTTCAACTAAAATTCAAACTTGTGGATGTCCTAATCAAATGAGAATAGACGGTAATAAAATTAGTGCTATTGATATGGATAAAGTTGTTATGGTATCTTCCAACAGAGAAGAAAAGCTTGATAGTCATTTCTCTAGAGAAGAACTTGCTTATCAGGAAGCAAGAAGAACTCGTAAAGTTCGCAGATTAGATTTTGAGGTGCGTTAGTATTTCAACATAGATTTAATGTACACTTAATAATAAATAGGACACTATACTGGAAAAAAATGACCAACGATAAGGAACTGTCGGATCTCAAACTTGAGAGAAAAGAATGTCCTAAATGTGGTGCTGCTTGGATTAACGGCAAACATGTGTTTAGAGGTACTGCTGCCTCTTACGACAAGAGTGAACTAGACCTAGCTGGTTTAGTTTGCAATAACCTAGGTGACGAAACATGCATCAATCCTATGAAAGGTCTTGAGGGTGGAGATAGTTGGGAAAGAAGACTGGGAGTTATAGATAAGAAGTTGCAAGAAGAAGATTCATAGTATATAATTAATAGTGTTGAAGATACCTTCAACTGCGGTGGTTCCCTTTGGTAGATTCAGAACTAGCGGCGATAGGAATCTACCTAACTCAATACCCCAATATGTTGTATACATACTTATACAAATTTACAATACTGAAGTTTTAAAATGACTGAAGAGAACATTGTTCGCGAATTAAACATTAAATTTGACGAAGAAAATAATCCTGAAGAAGTAGAACCTGCAGAAGTTTCTGATGCTCCCAATATGCTATTGAATTCTTCAGATGATGATGATGAAGATGAGGAAGATCAAATTAAAACTGAAGAAGACGAAGACGAAGTAGAAGAAGGATATAGTGATGATGAACTTAGTTTCATCAGAGAATTCTATGATGAGGATGGGAATGAACTGGAGATTAGAGAGCACTTAGTCGGTGATCATAAAATAGCTCACTCTCCAATTATCTTTGAGGATGTTCTACCCGATTATCTTATTGATTTTATTGAAAGAAGGGTTAGTGAAATTGAACCTGAAGACTGGGAATCTGGTAGCGTTGGAAATGAAGAAGATGGAGGATTAGATCCCGATTCAAGGAAATGTGAAATTACTTGGCTACCAGAAATTGATTGGGTAAGCACAATCTTTACTCACTATTTCCATATTGCTAATAGAGAAATTTGGGAATATGATTTAACAGAACTTGAATCTGTTCAAGTTACTAAGTATGATAAGAATCATTTCTATGGATGGCACTCTGATTACGGTACTAGTGCGGATAAAGATCTTACTAGAAAATTGAGTATGAGTATTATTCTTACTGATCCTGAAGACTATAGTGGAGGTAAACTACAGTTTATTGATTATATGGGTAAAGTACAAAGTGTATCTAAAGAAAGAGGAACAGTAGTTGTATTTGATTCAAGAACACCACATAGAGTAACTCCTATTCTTAGAGGTCAAAGACTTTCTCTAGTTGCATGGTTTACTGGTCCTAAATTACGTTGATCTAAATGAAAGACTCTGATATTGATTTTTATACTGTCAAACAATTTCAAGATGATTGGGATAATATGATAGAAAGAGTAGAGAATGGAGAAACGATAGGGATTGTTAATGAAAACGGTAATAAAGCCGTTATGGTTCCTGCAGACGATGAACTAATCAAATTGTATACTGAGTTAAATAACGAGGCTCCTTGAGCCTCTTTCTGCTCGCTTAGCAATCTGGTGAATGCAGCAAACTCATAATTTGCCTAAGGTGAGTTCGATCCTCACAGCGAGCATAGGACACTGTTGAAAGTGTCCGCAAGACTCTAAATTCATCAGAGTCTCTGTTAAAATTATTAGGTAAACAAACAGACCAATGACTATCACCGTTAAGTTCAAGAAAGACATCAGTACTCTTCGCTCTGCAGCAACTGGTGAAATTTTCCTTGATGTGAAAAATCCAAAACTTTTCAAAAAAGTTCGTCGCTATTATGAAAAGGAGGGCGTTGTGTTCTCTGGAGATGCTCTTGATGACTACGATATGCTTATGGAGTATGTTCTTGCTGACCTTGAGACCGCAGAGGTAGTATGAACGATTTAGATCCAAAGTCAGTCGCATCAACAAAAACTATAGTAATTCATGAGAGAGCACCCTTTAGATTTGTTCAAAAGGGTCATATTCAATTGAATGGTAAACCTGATTATCGATTACAAGAACAAGATTATTACAATCGTAAGTGGTTTGATGTTTATTTGTTCGA